GCTGGGTATGAGTTTCCAAGTCAGTCTGCTAACAAACTGCTGAATGGTAAGGACTATCCGAATGTGGTTAAGGCCATCCGGATCAAACAAGACGAGCTCGCAGAGAAGTATGCGATCACACCACAGAAGACCGGGACCATGTTGTGGAAGGTGATGGAATCAGCTTACGAGAATGGACAGTTCAATGCTGCGGTTTCTGCGATCAAGGAGCTCAACCAGCTTGCCGGACTATCGATCAATAGATCCCAGAATATCAATATCAATGCCAACCTGGAGAAGATGTCCAGGGATGATATTAAGGAAAGACTTGGCCAACTACTTGGAGCTGAGAAGGGCGACTACTCACCAAAGGACAAGTAGTGCTGGCAACTTAGTTATAGCCTTCTTCCAGCCAGGCGCCAAATATTTTCACAAAAAAACAAAAAGGCTCGTAAGTTATTGATTTTACAGGCTTTTTTGCTTGTATTTACATGTATATCTTTCTGCAACTATGTGCAACTTGTGAGCACAACAGTAACGCGTAACAAATTGGAGTCCCTTGGGACCGGTTTTTTCCCTGGTTTTTGCTTTTTTTTGG